GAAGCAGATGAAGACCCCGACAAGTGGGTTACGTTATGGCCCGCATCCGATGCCCCATTTGATGGACAGTTAGAATCCGACAAGAACGAGGACGGCCTATACCCTCGCTGGTCAGGGCGTAACCTTTACAACGAACGCCAAGCTATGGATGCAAGCACCTGGGCTTTAGTATATCAGCAGCAAGATGTTTCTGAAAACGCTGCCTTTGATCCTGTATGTGTCAAGGGATCTATTGACGGTATGCGTAAGGCAGGCAACTTAGTTGCCGGTCACCCAGGCCATCCACGAGACTTAAACGGCTTTACTTATATTTGCGGTCTTGATCCCGCGATGATTGGCGATACTGCAGCTATCTGCTACGCCATTGACCGATCAACGAGCAAGAGGTACATAGTAGATGCTATCAAGATTAGCCGTCCGTCTCCAGCCGATATCCGTAATCTTATTTTTGATTGGACATCCCTCTACTCCCCCTCAGAGTGGATCGTCGAAAAGAACGCCTTCCAGTCCTTCTTAACACAAGATGAAGGTATCCGTATGCACTTAGCTTCCCGCGGAGTGCAGTTCAAGGAACACCACACTGGTTCTAACAAGTGGGATGCCGGCTTCGGTGTGGCATCTATGTCTACCCTCTTTGGTACTAAGCAGTTTGATGGTAAGCACCATCGAGATAACTTAATACATCTGCCATCAGATCAGACCGAGAATATCAAGGCTTTGATCGAGCAATTAATTACCTGGACTCCAACGACTAAGGGTAAGACCGATATGGTAATGGCTTTGTGGTTCTGTGAGATCCGAGCACGTGAGATGCTCAACTACGGAAAGTATGCCACCCACCATATGAAGAATCCATTCCTATCTCGCCAGGAGATAGGCAAGCGAACAGTCATCAACTTGGAAGAAGCGTTCGCTGAACAAAACAAAATGAGAGTAATCTAAGGAGATAGAGAAATGGCACCAAAACCAAAGAAACCATCAACATCATACTCACCTTGGAGTATGGGAGCAAAAGAAGCTGGTGAAATGTACGGCAGAGCACGTGATAAGCAAACAAAGTATCTTACTGCAAAAGAAATAGCCAAAAAGTCATCATACTCACCAGCACCTATGAGCGCTGCTGCTAAAAAAGCAGCGGCAAATCGCGGTGTGCTTCGTAACTCACTTTCGGGTCTTAAGCAAACAAATCTTGATAAGAAAGCAAAAACAAAACCAACACCAAGAAAAGCACTGAAGCGACCAACGGGAGAATTGTCTAAGAGCAATTCTAAATTAGCAAAGTTTATTAAAGGTAGCGCTAGTGGTAAAAATTTTACTGCAGCAGAAACACGTACAGCTGCTGGAAAGTATCGTGATATGGAAAAAGCAGCAGGCGGTTTTCGTTCTCTGGACAGCTCAGGCGTTGCTTTAGGTAAAGCAGAAGCTGCCGTCAAAAAAATGGGAAAGCCAAAATCAAAAACAAAAGCATCTCTTAAGAATCAAGTAGCAAATGCTCGTAAAGCAGCAGCACCTAAAAATGTTGCTTCTGCTGCAAACAATATTAATATTTCAGACTACAAAGTTCAGGGAACAAGAACAGCTATGAGAAACCGTATGCAACTAGACCGCTCTAGAACAGCTTCTCGCGCTAAAAATGTTGCTTCTAGACTTGCTAAAGCAAAGAAGAAGTAATTAGTTTTACCCCACGTTATTAGGAGTTTCATTGTTATCAGTCAAAGAAGTTGACGCGAAGTTATCGCGCCTACGCACACGCTCATCAGCGCGTGACCAGCGTATGCGTGATGTACTTTCGGTACGTCCTTCGATGTTCTCAGAGGACTATCCAAAGCCTCTCGTTGCCAACTTCATTGACGTAGCAGCACGTGACCTAGCAGAAGCAATGGCGCCACTGCCATCCTTTAATTGTTCAGCAACCAATATGGTTTCTGATTCAGCACGTAAGATGGCAGATACTCGCACACGCATTGCCAACTTCTATGTCTCAAACTCTGATCTACAGCTCCAGATGTACACCGCAGCCGATTGGTATAACACCTACGGTATGTGTGTTGGTATGGTTGAGATGGATTACGATGATAACAATCCTCGTATCCGTATGCTCAATCCATTCGGCATCTACCCAGAGTTAGATCGTTATGGAAGAACTCTATCTATTACTCAGGTTATTATTACCGATGCAGAAACACTTGCAGCGCAATACCCAGAGTTCTATGAGCAGATCCTAGGACGTAATCAGTATCAACTATCTTCACCGTATGTCTCGATGGTCAAGTACCACGATAAAGATCAAGACCTGCTATATCTACCTGAGCGTAAGAACTTAGTTCTTTCCTCAACGCCAAACATTCTTGGCAAGTGTATGGCACGTACCGTTATGCGTTCCTCCTTAGATGGCGAAGCACGCGGTCAGTTTGATGATGTACTATCCGTCCAACTGGCCCGTGCTCGCTTTGCCATCTTGCAGATCCAGGCAGCAGAAAAGTCTATTCAGGCACCTATTGCTATCCCACAAGATGTGCAAGAATTAGCCCTTGGACCAGATGCAATTATGCGTTCTGCTAATCCGCAAGGCATCCGTCGTGTACCACTAGAACTACCACCTGGAGTCTTTACAGAATCCGGTGTGCTAGAGCGTGAACTACGTATGGGTGCTCGTTATCCAGAGTCTCGCTCAGGCAATATGGACGCATCTGTTATCACAGGTCGTGGAGTACAAGCTCTACAGGCTGGTTTTGATACACAGATCAAGGCAGCACAAGCACAGTTTGCTCGACTATTTACAGAACTTGTTTCAATCTGCTTTGAGGCAGACGAGAAAGTATTTGGCGGTATCCCAAAGACAATCAAGGGAACCGACGATGGAACACCTTATGTACTCAAGTACATCCCATCACGTGATATCAAGGGTGAATATGGCGTAGATGTACGTTACGGCATTATGTCTGGTATGGATCCTAACCGTGCCATCATTGCTTTACTACAAATGCGTTCGGACAAACTCGTATCACGCGACTATGTACGCCGTGAGATCCCAATGGATCTTAACGTTACACAGGAGGAACAACGTGTTGACATTGAAGAAATGCGCGATTCTTTGCGCGTTGCTGTTGCTCAGTATGCACAGGCGATACCAGCACTCGCGGCGCAAGGCCAAGACCCTTCAGAGATTATCAGCCGTATCGCTGCTGTTATCCAAGGTCGCCAAAAGGGACAAGCCCTAGAAAACATTATTGAAAAAGCATTTACACCAGAACCAGTACCAGCACCAACCCCAGAGATGCCACCTATGGCACCAGGTATGGAGCAACAGATTCCAGCAGCAGGTGCGGCCCCCGCCCCTGCCTCGCAGCAACCTACACAAACACAAGCTGGTTCGGCCCCTGCTGCTGGTCAACGTCCCGATATAGCACAACTACTAGCCGGCATCACCGGCGCAGCATAAGCAGAGGAGGTGGAAATATGAATAAAGGATCACGCGCAGCCGCACCAATGGCAAAGCCAAAGGAAGGCAAGAAGGATCACTCCAAGCCAGCCGGCGGTAAGGTAATGGCATCAATGATGCCAGCAGGTCGACCAGGCAAGAAAGCAAAAAAGGGTTAATTATTTTAGTGGAAGGTGTATAGGACGATGGATAATAATAAAATACGTCGTCCTATACGCTCTTCCGATTTTGTAGTAATAGTTGCAGAAGCTGCATATAACTTTACACAAGTTGTATCAGGATTCTTTGAATCATTATATGAATTAAGCATTTACCATTCTAACCATAAGACTGAAACTAATCAGGCGTGGCAACAGATGGCGCAAGACTTAGAGACTTTAGAGGAGGACCGATGACAACAGCACCGATGAATCCATTGGCTGGTCCAGCAGGTCCTGGCAAATATGCCACGCGTACAGATAATTTACAGATGGGTTCCATCGCTTATGGCGAAGGTGTAGAGACTGCCGATATTAAATCCGGCGCTCCGCTTGCAAAGACTGCTGATGCAGTCTCAGGACCAACAGGAAGACTACGTCAAGAGTCAGCTCCTGTCACAGGACTATATGCAGAAACAGAACGTCCTAACGAACCTATTACATCAGGTATTGATATGGGTGCAGGTCCTGGATCATCTGCTTTACAGATTAAAAAGGTTACAAATAAACTTTCAGATACTTTGGCACAGATGCTTCCTTTTGATACCACAGGAGAGATTGCTGTTCTATACCAGGACGCACTATCGCGGGGTAATTAATGGCTGACAATCTAAAAGCAGCCGCATACGCTGCTGGCTTAACGCCAGAGCAAAAGCGTGAGATTGATATTCTTTCTAAGAAAGTAAATAAGCATAAGGAACTCCTTAGCCTACCTGCAGATGTTGCACAAAAGACATATCAACAGATGCCAGCAGATCAGCAAGAGGATATGGTCAAGACCTTTGGCCAGGAAGATCCTATTGAAAAGCCAGGTAAGGGTTGGCTATCAACTGCGTTTCACTACAATCCTTTAACTTTAGCATTTAAGGGTCTTATTGAAGTTGCTGATGCAACTACTCGTGCATACCGTGCTATTGCTATTCCTATTGTTAATGAAGGCAAACTTGGTTTTGCTTGGGATAAAGCAAATGACAAAGGCGATAAAGTCTACAACGAAGGTCGTATTGAAAAGG